TGCATCGTTCAAGGTGGTTGTTTCTAATAACTCCGGCGCTCCACCCAAGGCAGGAAAGTCTTTAACTTCGCATAACTTAGTTAATGCTGCACTTGTTGCACCATATTTAAGTGTTACTTTGTATGAACTAATTGCCATATGTAATACCTCCTAATTGAATCGATGCTCGGAGGCATTCAGAATTTATTGTTACGTTTCCGTAGTTTATTTTTATATATTTTAATTGCTTATTAAATTACCGTATAATCATTCGTGCCATTTTTTCTGACAACACCCTGGTATCTCATTGTGACACGAAAATAGTTCGTAGCTATTGGTTGAGGTCCGAATATTCGCTCCCAACCGTACTTCTGCATAATTTCATCTGCTTTATCTGCTATAGTTTCCGCGTGATACATGGTATCATTTGTTTTACTTGTATAAACATCAATCTGTATCATTGGTTGAACGTGGTTTTCTTTCGAGCCACTATCTGCTGAACCTTTAAATGGAGCATTATCTCTTTGCAAGAAAGCTATATAGGGTAAATTTGGCGGTGTATCTGATTCAACCGAACCAAGATTAGGGCAAATATCTTTAATTTCATTTTTTAATGTAGTAAACATGGCATTTTTAATATTTATCACTTAAATACCCCTCTCGCTATTTGCTCACAAATCCTATCTAATTCTTTAACAGTATCATACATAAATGGTCTGCTCGGCATACCATCCGTCCAATGATATTGACCGTCTTTATCATTATAGTAAACCCACCCACTTTCGCCATGATTGTTTGAATCATAAACCCATCCGATATTACCACTCATAGGGTGCTGTGCTTCTTCTCCGCGTATACCCGTACCGAATTCAACATATACCGCATACCAAGAACCCGCATAAACAATCCCAGTACCTAAGCTAGGTGAATAATATCCATCAATACTGGATTCAAGTTCTCCAGTATAAAAAGCACCAAGATTTTGAACGTTAAATTTTGCTATTTCAATACCTTTATCTGTCAAGGCTTGAACAAGTAATTGACACTTTTGATTGAGTTCTTTCTTGTACTGTTCAATTTGCTTGATTGCATTTTGTACTTCTCTTGTGGATAATCCGAAAGTGACTTTCTTAGGCACTTATAACGCCCCTTTTTCTTGAAGATTTCTCGTTCGTTTTAAGTACTGATTGATATATCTCATCGCAATCCAGTGTGACTGTTACCGTAGGTATGATGGCATCAATAGCAATCTCATATGTCTGCTCAAAAATATCTGGCTTACATGGATAAACCTCACCTTTTATGCCAAGAATAATGTAATCGCCTTTATCAGCATGCATTACACCTTCAAGTGTATTAATATTGCAAGTACCATCTTCACATGTGATGATTTCATTTGTGATACGTTTTTCATTGAACCAATCAGGCATTTCATTGTCTATTTGAAATCTAAACGCTTCAATTACTACTGGTTTCTTTCTGTATTTCATCTACTCACCACCTTCTTAATCGCCCAAGAGTTCTGATTCAAGTCCGGTGCAACTTTAATGACCTTGTAATCATAAGGGGTTTTTGGACTTCCATCAGCACCGATTTTCAATGTTCCGTCTGCATTTAATTCCGGAACTCTATCAACCCATAAAACAGAAGTTTCAACAATCGGCAACTTTTGAACAGTCGAAATTGTTCTATCATAATCAGTTGTGATTCCAAAAGCTTCAACTTCACTATTTCCCTTGTTGGCACTTACACGAGCCTTAAAAGGAACCGGGTTATTATATCCGCTTTTAGTTTCACCAGTTTCATTTCCATCCGGGTCAAGAACGGGAATTTTATCGTTGTAAAGTGCGTAATACATTTTTACTTGATTTCTCTTTAAATCCCTCATTACACAACCCTCTTTCATAAATCTTCTTCATCCTAGCCCCCACCCCTAGCCATTACGGATGATATACCCTTGCGTTATTGCTAACACGTTTCCATCTTTTTATTCGCATTAACCGCTTACACGATTAAAGAAACTGTTTTACCACTTGGCAATCAGCTAAAACCGTCAATCACATTGCGAAAGTCGGATTCCTATTCTACGCATGGCAGATAGGCTATTTTATAATACTTCCTACAAAAGGAGTTATATCCCTTGTGTAACTAGCAGGGATTCCGGCACTCTCATAACCACGATTTACACCGTTCTCATTATGGCTTGTCTGACCCTCTGCACCAATTTTGTTATAAAGATAAACAGCGATATTAAGTTCAATATCCGCATAATCTAACAAGGCCTTTGATTTTTGTTCCTCGGTCGCACCAAACGGGTACCGCTTTTTTATGATAGCCGCATCCGCTTGTTTAATTAAAAGGGATAGCAAACCATCTTCTGAATTATCTGTTATACCCAAATATAATTTTAAATTCTCAATGTTATTAGCCATCCCTTATCACCTGCCTATTTTTTAATTGCTTTCTTTGTCCCTTTATATTCCTTAGTAGATTGAAGTACTTTATTTGTTTCTGTTTTAACCTCTTTAGCAACTTCATCTTGCTTCTTTGGTTCGTTTTCGACTTCCGTTACACTTTCATGTTTTATTTCAGATTCTTTTATTATTTCAACTTCGTTTTTAGGTTCTTCCTCTACTGGCACATCTGCACCAGTAGGATAGAAAATACCGTTATATTTAACTGCATGATTGAATTTCATGAATTTCTACCTCCACTACTAAGCCACTTTGATAACGTAGCACTCAGACATTCTTTCAAATGACGGAAGCACGATTTCAGAAGCAGTTGCCTTAGTATTAACCGGATCACTTGTTACTGTAACAGCTACTGCAACACCAGTATTAACAAGAGTAACGTCAGCCTGTGAATTACCCATAAGAGTTCTTTCCTCTGGTGTAGTTCCGTACCATGTGCTACCTAATGCACCTTGCGGAACTAAAGTAACCATATTGTCTGGATAGAAAGCTTTTGCAACTCCAGCTTCATCCTTGAATTGCTTAGAATAAACAATAATGTTGATTCCTAATTCTTCAAGAACAAATGCTTTTGCCTTTGATTCAGTCATGAAAATATTAGCTGTAGAGTTTTGAGCGAGGATTCCGGATTTAACTTTTTCATTCTTGGTTATGTAACCCATGGTTTTCTTACTCATAATTGCAATTGTTGGCTTTGTTCCGGTACTTGCTTCTACTGCGTCCTGTGCTGTTCTTAAATCGTCTAACGGGTCTGAATTAACTAAATCACTCCATTTGTCAGTTGCGGTTGTTAATTCTAAGAAGTTTTTAGCTTTGAAAGTTCCGTCCGGGTCATAATCAAATGTATAATTAACACCGTTCGCCACAATAGCGATTCCCGGCTTACCATTAGCAGGAGAAAGAAGTTGCATAATCATTCTTTCCGGAACAACGTTAGCACCATCAATTAAGTTATTAGCATCGTCAAAAATGCGATTTAACACATCTCTTGCGTATGGATCGTTAGAATCTTGAACTCTCATGATTTCTTGCTCGTCAGCTTCTTTAACTAAAAAGCTTTCACGGAAAAATGGCATGTTTGTTTCTGCAAATTCAACACCGATTCTGTCCCTAAAAGTCGACTTAGCATCAAATGCGCTTGGCATTAAAGAAACTGGAAGTCCTTTGTTTCCCAAAATCCATTTAAGGTCTAATCCCATCTTTTTCTTAGGAGGGAAGAATCCAACTCCCAAGTATGGAATTTTATTACTTGCTGTTTGTGTATAGTTAAATGCGATTGCTTTCGCTGAAAATACGTCGGATAATCTCATTATTTCTTACCTCCCTTTAATTAAAGAAACTTAACCATGTTAAGTGCTGTTTTAACCGCATCGTCTACCGTCACACCGGAATGTGTCTGCGCTTTGGCTGTATCAATAAATCCATGTATAACGATAGTTCCGTTTGGATTTTCTTCGTAAACATCGTATAAAAGAATACCTTTTGCTGTTTCTGTATTATCTGATACACCACTTGCACCAATTGGAGTTCCTGCTTTAACAACTTTTTGACCGTTTGTGTCCGCTGAAACCGCTGTAAAATCCAATGTAATTGGAACACCAACATAATGGTCATTTTTTAATATTTCTAATGGCTGTGTAATACTTGATTTTGAAAATTTCATTATTTATTACCTCCCGTGTAATAGTTAAGTGCTTCTTGAGAAGCCTTGTCTGCATTCGCCTTTGTTTCAATTAACCCCTCAACGAACTTCTCTGCTTCTGTCTTTGTATCCCCTGTACCTTTTCCACCGTCTGGCAAAGGAGTTCCGTTTAGTAAATCCGCTTTTACTTTCTTTTCTGTAGCTTCTTTTTGCTTTGTAAGAGTACCAATTAATCCATTGGCAAGTTTTAAAGAAGTTTCGGCGTTATCACTTACAAGTAAGTCAATGTATTCTGTGTAATCATCTTTTGTAAGCCCTGCTCCAACAAATAGCTTTTCAACTTCCAACTGATTGGTTTTCTTTGCAAAATCCTTTTGCATTAGTTGAGCCTTTTCAAGTTCAGCTTGAAGCTTTTGCTCTGCTGTAAGATTTTTATTTCTTTCAACTTCCAATTCTTCTTCAACCTTTTTCAATCTTTCAAATTCTGCTTTATCAGTCTGTAATTTTGTCTTCTCCTTTTGGACTTCACCATTCACTGAATTAAGATAACTTGTTATCTGCTCGTCCGTAGGTTCCTCTATTCCCAAAGTTATTAACATTTGTTTTGCTTGTTCGCGTGTCATTTATAATTCCCTCCTAAATCTACACTTTGGTTACGCGGGTCGTTCCGCTTGATTCCGTTGTTTTACGCACAACTGCTTAATAAATTAAAAAGCACCAACTAACCTAGAATTTTCTAAGTCAATCGGCGCTCATGTGGCACTCTGTTTCTTTATTTGTTTTGTATTAATTATGACTAATTCTTTACACCTTGGACATTTAATCTCTGCTTGTCCATCAATACGACCAAGTAATCGTCCACACTTTGGACAACGTTCATCTCTCAACTCATTCAATTAAACCACCTCTTTCAATGGTTCCTCTTGCACCATACTGCTTTGTTCAAAAGAACCTATTCCAAATTTCTTATCCATAATATACTTAGACTTAATATAGACATCTTCCGGGTCAGAATACAATTCACAAGTTTTGATTGCAATTTGCGGGTCAATACCTGCAGATAACTGACCTTGTAGTGCCTGTACCTTTACAATCATGTTGTCAGATTTGCTTCTTGTAAATTTAATATCTATATCACTTAACTTTAAATTAGTTAATCCATTTACATTTAATATCTTTAAAGCAATCTTCAAAAATTGCTTTTCTGCCTTTTCAATAGGCTTTTCATTATTCTCCGCTCGCTTCTCCGCAAAATCCCATCCATTTCTGAGATAAACCGCGCTCCCGGTATCTCCACCAGTATTTTGTTCC